TCAGAAAGATTTCATAATGTATGCCTGGGATTTGGATATCGTGAGGCAGAAATCATACCTGTCAAGCAGGAGATTGAGGAATGGTGCAGGGAGCATATATCAACACTGGAGAACAAGTTCAGATGATAGAAGCTTTGGCCAGTATTTAATTTTAGATTTTGATGTCAGTTATTTTCTTGGTTTGACCACTTTGGATTTCATTAATGGTCTGGCACCTGATCGCGAGCTCTTACCTAATCTTGGCTGGGATCCTTTGACCTTTTTGATCTGAGTACCTTTCAACCTCAATGAACCTGCTCCAGACCTTTTTGTTTGAGCCATTTTCTTACCCGCTTGGGTGGCCTTGGCCTGTCGCTTCTTCCTGATCTTGGCTGACTTCTGAGGATCGGTCTTCTGGAAACAGGTGCTTGGTTTGGCCACGATACGACCTTTCCTAGGACCAGAGGAACACCTGAATCCTTGCTTGGGAGCCTTGCCCTTGGTACGCCTTAGGATTTGGCTGACGCCTTCTGTGATGGCCGAATGGTCTGGCTGTTCCAGAATCTCGCCGTCTACCATCTCAGGAATGATGTCAACCTGCTCTGCCATGTTTTTTTCTGGCACATTATCTTGTGACACTAGATCTTGTGTCTGGTCTTCCGGAGTGATACTATATATTGTGCCACTAGATGTAGTATCAAGCGATAGTTTTGGTGCTATGAATTCTCTTATCTTCATATGCGTATTTATAGGCCTTACACCTAACAATACTAAACCTAACAATACTAAACCTTACAATACTAAACCTAAGCTAATGCTAAACTAATACTGACGCCAACTAATAGCATAATATTACAAACTGCTACATTCTTACAAGATCAACTTGTCATGGACGGATGTGTTAAATATACATGCGATGAAGATCTACGAGATATACAACACAGACGAGAACATAGGACCAGCACCCAAGGGGGCATGTAGCAAACCCATGTCAAGCCTACCCGCATCGTGGGTCAGCAGTTGCAAGTCACAGGGCAAGATGAAGCGTACAGGTAACCGCAGTGAGAAAGTGGGCGGCAAGACCATGAAGGTGAGTGGCAAGCGTATCAAGGGCAAGGCCTATGGCGGGCCTCTACCAGACTATTCAAAATAAAATACAAAATCAAAGATCCAATAGCGAGCCAATAGCGAGCCATAACTAGTCTTGTATGCTACAACAGTCTTTTAATAATAGAATCATATACGAAACCAAGATAGGTTTCATAGGCCTTGGTAAACTCGGCATGCCGTGTGCAGAAGCCATGGCCACGAAAGGCTTTGACGTTGCGGGTTATGACATCGTTACCAAGTCAAGCTCGCTTGTAGAGATACGACAATCTATCGAAGACCTATGCAGAGACAGGGATATAGTGTTCGTGGCCACACCAACTCCCCATGAGGATGGATACGACGGGAGGACACCCACGAGCCATTTGCCTGTGAAAGATTTCAATTATGACGCCGTGAAGAAAGTCTTAACAAAATGCAACCAATACATGGGTGCCGCCCAAACACTTGTTTTAATTTCCACCGTGTTGCCTGGCACATGTAGGAGAGAATTTCAGCCTTTGGTCACGAGTGCAAAACTGATGTACAATCCATATCTTATCGCGATGGGAACAGTGGCCGAAGACATGATCAATCCTGAGATGATCATGATTGGATCCAATAACGGCATTGAAGGAACAAGATGCAAAGAAAGAAGTCTGCTTCTTGAATCATTCTACAACCAAGTTTGCGACAACAATCCCCGAGTTGAATTTGGCACCTTTGAAGAAGTGGAGAGCATTAAGATATTCTATAATACTTTCATCAGTAACAAAATAGCCTTGGTGAACATGATACAGGACGTGGCTCACAAACTGGGCAACATAAATGTTGATGTGGTCACAAACGCTCTATCTAAAAGCACCAAAAGAATTGTCAGTGCCAAATACATGAAGGCTGGCATGGGTGACGGCGGTGCCTGCCACCCAAGGGACAACATAGCGTTGAGATGGCTAGCCAGCGAACTGGAATTAGGCTATGACCTTTTTGACAGCATAATGATCGCCAGGGAGAGACAGGCAGAGACCATGGCAAAAGCAATACTAGAACACGGCATGAACATATGGTTCAGTTCAGACAGTTACAAGCCAGGCACAGATCTAGTGGATGGCAGTTATAGTCTCCTCGTCCAACATTACATTAGGAAACATGGAGGCATGATTGTGGACGGCATAGAAGAACCTGTCGAAGTCTTAGTGCGGGTCCACGAGTCAGATAAAATAACGGCAGACGATAAAACCATCATATTTGACCCATGGAGGACATATCCCAAGGCGGACAACGTGATCTACTATGCAAAATACTGAAAACAAAGTGGTTGTTTGGTCGTGGTATCCTAATGATGAGCTTGATGTGGCAGAACAAATAGGTTTTAATCTCTATGGTGACGCTGTTGTCAAAAGAAGGTACTACGACAGGAACCAATTCCGGGAAAAGGATTTCAACGTTATTATCTACAATTATTTCTTTCTTCCTGATGACAGGCATCGAATAAAGGAAGACCTGTCATTTGCTGATCTTATTATACACCACACAACTGAGATACTTTACGGACCATGGGACAAGTACCAACAAATCCTGCAGGAATTTACCAATAATAATAAATTCATCTCTATCTGCAATGGTATCTGCAACATGGATATCTATCCAAAGGACCGTGTTTATGTTGATGCACAATCGTTCTTTACCAGGATTGCACACTTCTGTAGTCCACCTTTGATCCAAACGGAGACTAGGACAAAGACAAAACTATTTGATGCTCTCATGGGAAAGCAGGACGGGAGACGTCATAAGGTTTTCAATCATTTAGAGAAAAGTAATCTACTTGAAAACAGTTTTGTAAATCTGTTCCACGACGACGGCAATAACAATATTGAGGAAGTGTACAGATCACAGGATCTTGATCGTTTTGAGGATCCTAGACTGATCGGGATTCAGCATGGCTCCGCTAAATTTGTCAAAAACCTGGAAAATGGAAGGTCTATGAGTCACAGCATTCCTAAACATATCTATGATAATTCCTGGTACTCGTTGGTGACAGAAACAGAGTCAGGAACCACATTCATCACAGAAAAAACAACAAAGTGTTTGATGGCTGGCCGAATATTTGTGATGTTCGGTGAGAGGGGCACACTTAAAAAATTGAAGCAATTTGGATACAGAACCTTTAATAACATCATAAATGAAAGTTATGATGAAGTAGCGGACGAGGATATTAGATTTGCCATGGCTTTTGAACAGGTAAAAAAACTTTCAATGATACAGGATCACGTGGATGTCTACAACAAAATGCACGAAACACTGATCCATAACCAAACGACCCTGCTAGATCACCATAAAAGACTGCAGGGCATCAAAGATTTCATGCTACCACACTTTAAACTTAAAAAGTAAATATACATGAATAAATAGTACTAACAAGAAACAAATAAACCATGGCAAATTATTTAAGATACACATACAAGGTTGTTAACGAAGACAGTTCGTACGTTACTTTCTCTGATGTGAACGAGGCAAAGACGTTGATATTATTCGATGAAGTCGATTTCACAGGACTGTCACCAGAATACACGCTTGAAGACAGCAATAGAATGCTATGCCTTAAAGTTCCATTCACAGACGCCCAGGCACACAGTGACATGAAAACCTTTCATACCAACATGAAAGACAATTGGGTTGTAACTCTAGGAAATGACAGCAGTGTAATTTACATTGAATACAGTGTAGACAACAAATACGTGGTCAACGATAACGAAATTTAGTTTTTCAACTGGTCACAAAAAAAGGGCGATAGTCGCCTACCGCCCCTTTTAGAATCAATCAATTACGCAGAGTAGTTGATTACTTTTCTGCCTGATTTCTTTAATAAAGAAATGATGTTTGACTTCATAGTCAAAGCAGAGTTCTTAGGTGCAACACCTAATACTTCTACTGTGAAGTCCAAACCTTTTGACAACAACTTGTTGGTCGCTGTTTTTCTTGCAGTTGATTTTACTGCCAGGTTTTTGAACTTGATTTTACCGCCGTGTACTTCACCGTTTACTTTGTATGAAGAAGCCGGCTCCGCGAATACACCAATCTGCTTCGCTCTTGATTTGAAGTTTCTTGTGTAAACAACGTATTGTGTTGAGTTTGCCATGGTTTTTTCCTTTTTAGTAGTTGGAAAAAGTGTATTGAACATACCTTCTAGCATATTGTTTCCTTTTCCTTATTGGTTATATGGTTACGTAACTCAGGAGTTTCAATCTCTGTTATCCTACGTTCCATGTTTACAATTATATACTAGAAAGTGTATTAAGTCAACCAGGATCAAAAGATCAACTTTTATGCGATTAATTGTCCTTGTAGTCTGGTACTGCAAATAGATCTATACCTTCATCAAGTAATTTGTTAGCTTCTTCTTTTGTTGTTGTGCCATAAAACTTCTGATCTCGTTTTCCATCTGCTGCCTTCCTGGCCTCCTTGGCAAAGTTTTTACCAACATTCTGAAAGTCCTTCTTTATCTTCTTGTTGAGTTTGCGAAGAATTTGTTCAGCACTATCTCCCATAACCAGGTAGTCCTTCGGAAGTTTCCTTTTTTTACCAGTTTTTATTGCTGGAGACATCATGGCCTTGTCAACGGCGTTGCTGTCACACATGGGACACTGAATCATTCCTTTGTTCTTTTGCTTGGTATATTCCTTGCTGTTGGGGAACCAACCCTCAAACTCATGTTCGCACTTACATCTTAGTTTGTACTTGATCATAATATTATTTACATTATATACTTGACTTTAAAAACTGTCTACTATAATATAAGTTTATGCCAAAAGGATTAGGATCAAGCATTTATGAAAGAGGTAGACCTAAAAAGACTTCTCAGGGCAAAAACAAGAGCAGGATAAAATTAAGCTCTATGAACAAGCATAAGAAGAGGAGTTTCAAGGCCTATGCAGGGCAAGGAAAATAAGGTAGACCTCGAAGACGAGATCAGGCTTTTGAAGTTGCAATTAGGCAGTCTAGAAGTGCAAATAGCAGATTATCAACAGGTGATCAAAGAGCTTTCAGATAAATTATCATTGTATCAAAAAAAATACGGAACGGTCTTCAAAAAATAATTACCGTATGCGCCGGAACAATATATAGAGCTAGAAAAGTATCTTCTGGGGTATTTAAAACAAAATCTTTAGTAGACTTATGCTAGAATTGTGCTACAATAAAGTGTAAATACCTACAATGCAAAAAAACACCAAAAGTTTATTAGAAGAATTGAGTTCAATGCCTCTTAAGAGAGATAAAGAAGAGGTGGTGGAGAGCAGAGCAAGTCATATTCTCGAATCGGCGATAAGACTGATGTATTACATCAGAGAGAACTTCGACCAGGACACCGCATACAAACTGGAGAAGAAGTTCAACTCAGCACTCAAGAACATGGACGCATCCAAGTTCAGCAAAGGTGTGGCTCGTATCAAAGAGAACAGAGACGTCAAAGAAAACGTATTGAAAATCAAAGACGGTGAATACAAAGAGGATTAATGTCTGACAAGATCAGAATATCCACGCACACACCCTTTCAACCATTAGAAGCAGTCTTAGTAGGACAAGGAGTAAGTGCTAACTTCTTTGACTGGGTGAAAGACGACAAGATCCGTACACCACTCTACAGGATAGTGCAAGAAACACACGAGGATCTCGAATTTATAAAAAAAACAATAGAAGATTTTGGAGCCGAGGTGTATCAAGATAAGCCATTAGAATTCGAGCATCAATTGTTCGAAAACAAGATGGCTATTCCTGTTCCACCAATACAACCTAGAGATGTGCATTTGACTTTAGGAGACAAGGTATATTGCACTAGCACACAAAAAGTATGGAGATACATCTACGACATCGTAGAACAGGACTCAATAGTTGACTTGTTCACCCTGTCGTACGATTCAGGCAAAACTTACGAAGGTGGAGATATGATAAGTGGTGCCAATTGCCTAAAAGTTGGTGATAGGATTATCATACCATCGGTCGTTGATGCAAATATGAAAAAGTTCTGTACAGATTTTTTTACGGAAAAAGGTTATGAAATAGTAGAAACCAACGATCATGCACACACAGATGGAATGATGAGTGTGCTGAAACCGGGAGTGATAATCTCGTTACAAGATGTTATCAACTACAAAGAAACTTTCCCAGGATGGGAGGTATTGCACTGTAAAAATCAAAGTTGGAACAAAGTAGCAGGTTGGATGCAGTTCAAAAATAAAAGCAAAGGCAGATGGTGGGTGCCTGGTGAGGAATCCAATGAACATTTACAGCAATTCGTTGATACATGGTTAGGAAAATGGGTAGGATTTGTAGAAGAAACGGTGTTCGATGTCAATATGTTTAGCCTGTCAGAAGAATGTGTGCTGGTTAACAACTATAATAAAGATGTGTTTGAATTTCTAAAGAAACATAAAATAGAGCCAATCATTTGTCCAATGAGGCACAGATATTTTTGGGACGGTGGATTACACTGCTTCACAGTAGATTTAAAAAGAAAAGGAAACAGAGAAAATTACTTCAAATGAAAAATAAAGTAATGATATTATCCCCTGTGGGCGGAAACGGAAACTACATAGCACTGATCCTACTGAAGTTGCTAGTAAAAGATCAATTTTGTTATCACACACAAGGCACACATGGTCAGTATTCAAACAAAATTGCACACATTCACAACTGGAGTCAAAACGCTGAACATTATCTAAATCATAGTGAATACATCACTCTGCAGAATATATTTGATGAGAACTTTTGGTTTGTAATTATAAATTGGTGGGAGAAGAATTATGTCAATCCCAATCCTGCTGATAGGTTGTTCAAAGACTTTGGTAAGGAGTGGATTGAGTCACAGGGAAAAATATGGAGTGGCTATGAACATCCTATTGTAAGGGCCATACTACATTGGTTTTATGCTTATCTAAACAAAGAACATCCTGAATGCAAGAGGATTGATACGATACAATCAACATTCCGATTTGGGGCATTCTACAAAGATCATTCTGCACTGGCAGTGGAGTTCAAAAAATTTGGAATAGACTATTCTCAAAAAGCCTATGACAAATGGAAGCACAGCCAGTCTGCTGTATTTGAAAGTTATGATAAGATAGTGAATGCGGAATATAAAGACCTAGAATTTGATTACCAAAAAGCCATAAAGATGGGACTACGTGGAATGCAGGAAAAACTAGATCAGCAGGCTTGTTGGGAAAAATATAAAAAATATATAGATTAAATACAGTATGCTTATAGAAGATATATTAAACGAATTTAAAAGAACACACCTAGAACACATCGAAGACATTGTGATCACCGACGGTTACGAAGGCGGCAAAGCGGTTGTTGAATACTTCAGAGGATTGTTGTTAACACTTAAAGGATCCAGTTCTGAGGCAATGAGTGTATCAGTGAAGTGGGATGGAGCACCTGCGGTGGTGTGTGGCACCAACCCGGACACTGGCAAATTCTTCGTTGGCACAAAATCAGTATTCGCCAAGAACGCAAAAGTAAATTACACAAAACGAGATATAGCCAATAATCACGGCACAGACGACCTAGGACAAAAGTTATTGAAGTGTCTTGTCCATCTAAAGAAACTTAACATTCAAGGAGTCGTGCAGGGTGACTTGTTGTTCACAGACGAGGACATCACACGTAAGAACGTAGACGGCAAGCCTAACCTCACGTTCACACCAAACACAATAACATACGCTGTACCAGAAGCAAGTGATCTAGGCAAACAAATAGATAGAGCAAAGGTAGGAATCATATTCCATACAACATATGTGGGTGATAGCCTTGCGGACATGAATGCCCAAGGTGGGGCAGATGTCAGTTCATTCGCTAAAAGCAATGATGTGTTTTTTGACAATGCTACTTACAAAGACGTGTCGGGCAGTGCTAAATTTACCGACGAAGAAACAAAACAATTTTTCAATGGCATAGAGAAGCTAGAAAATTTATTAGATAACGTACCACGTAACTTATCTGCTGTACTAGGACAGAATCAAGATTTTATACCCATGTTTCAGATGTATATCAATGCAATGGTCAAACAAGGACAGTTGCCTACAAATGTTAATCAATTTTTACAAGGCTTTAAAAAATTCTACCTAGACAGAATTCAACAGCAGATCTCGGGACTCAAGGCACAGAAAGCCTTGCAGTTGAGACAAGACAAAATTAAACAGATGCCTGTATTTCTAAACAGGGCCAAGAAACCTTTGCAGGCCATGTTGACTTTCTACAAAGCTGTGCAACAAATGAAGGCATTTGTTTTACAGAAAATGAACCAGGCAATGGCCATAGGTTCGTTTTCACAAACAGACAATGGTCTTGAAGTTACCGAACCTGAAGGATTTGTTGCTGTTGACAAGTCAGGCAATGCAGTGAAACTGGTTGATAGATTAGGATTTTCAAGAAGAAATTTAACGGCTGTCAGCAAATTCAAGAAATAATTCTAAAGTTTTATTAATTTGAACACTTAACTTTTGCCGGTCAAAAAAAGTGTCGTGATTATGTTTTCTTAAGGCCTGTGTTTGTAAATATATGTCTCGCCATTTTTTGTTACCACGTTCAACTTCAACGCCGTCGTCGCACAATGATTTAAAGTGTTTACAAAGTGACACTAAAGCATCCATACGTTTCTCAGCATCTTTTTCTAGATCATAATGTTCATCAAAATAATTTCCAAATGTTTTGAATCCCATCTCTCTCAACTTCTGCAAGTATAGATAATTTCCATGCACAACAAATACGTGTTGAGCAATTATAGGCTTCCATATTTTCTCCGTAATAAAGACTTCATAATTGTTGTCATTGGTTTCTGACACTATAGAACATACTGTATCATTGTATGGTGGTTCATATAGGTCTTGGTCCATTCCAAATCGTGGATACTTCTCAGGTAACACACCAGGCAATTCATATTTTTGTGGTAACATCATTTTTGGCTTGCGAAGAAGAAAAGTGTGCAAGCTGTTATCAAGAATCTTGTTGTCTAATAACTTGTTATACATTTTTACCCTGTGTGATCTTAGAGCTTTGTTAAGATAAAGGAAGTCATGTTTCTTATGCCAGTAGCTACCATTGTGGTCATGTGTAAAATTGAACTTCTTGTGTAGATGTTTTCTATACATAAGGAACCAAAACCAACTTACATCTCCTGTCCATGTGATGTGTTCTATATCTATCTCTGGATACAGTGTTTGTTTACTGATGTTGTCCGTTGATTCCCATACCGTGGCCTTGATGAAAACAAAGCCCTGACTGTGTAGTAGTTTACAACGATTTTGTAGTTCGAGATTAAACTCTTTGTTTCCGTGGATCCTGGCGTTGTCTATCCTACAATCAATTATGGCAAACCGCCTTTCATAACTATCCAAATCATAATTGTGCAAAGTGTAGTACTCTCCGGTCATATCAAATGATTGATCTTCAAAAGTGTTCATATTGATAAAATCTTCTAGGTCAGTGTGATAACCAGTTTTCATTACGTCTGTCAATATAAAATTACGTTGCATTGTGTCTATAAATATGTGTATGATAACCCCATTTTTAAAGTATGTATCTGAAGGAAAGGTCATAAGAAGGCATAGTGACTTGCAGAGATTCACTTTCCCAGAGATCACAGAGAGGATATATCTCAGTTTCCTTGCACTGTCGTTGATGAGTCAGAACAAAGACACAGCAGGATTCGTTAAAGCATACGCAGACCATACCATGTCAAAGGGGACATTCGACCAGGTGCGGATGATCAACAATGATCTGGCCAACATGTTGGCCATCGTGTCGGGCGATCCTGACATCACCAAGAAATTGAAGAATAAAAATCAGGCACAGGCCATGAGACAGAGACAGCCAGTCCCTGTAATGGCGTTGAGAAGATATATGCGAAGTTGGGAAGACCATTACAGGAACCTCACTCAACTAGAAAGAGCACTCAACATCAATGATGGCAACCTGAGGAACATTAGAAGAGCGGTGGCCAATTATAATAAATTAAATTCAAAAATGAAGATGCAGACCTTACACAGACTGCAACAGCAATTACAATCCAAACTGCCCAACACTGACATATTAAGGAAATTCAAGCAGTTGTAATGAAAAACGAAAACAGTTTCTGGGTCCTATATGGTCAACACACCAAACCCACATACCTAGAAGATGCCGGCAACGGACAAGAACTTCAAAGAAATGCCTCACTTCAATATGTTGGAAGTTGGCGTACCTGTCTCGACATAGGTAGCAACATAGGACAGTGGACAAGGCCACTTGCAAAGCAGTTCGAAAAAGTGGTCTGCTTTGAACCAAATCCCAATTTCAGAGAGTGTTTTGAAAGAAATATACACAGCACCAACGTGACTCTATTTCCCTATGGTCTTTCAGACAGAGAGCACTATGCGGAACAAGACTTCATCC